CAGGAAAGAAATCAACAGTGCAGATGTTGTTGGAGATTTGCATGGGGTTCCTTGGTTGATGAATTAATTATAGCAGGGTGGGATGCCTGTGGGGCAGGTGATGGTCCGGTTCCTCAGGCGTCCATACAAAAGTCTTCGGTTATGATGCCTTGCATTTCAGCAACCTTAGCAGTTGCCAAGCATTCCATGATACTGTAGGCAAGTTCTCCAGAAACCATGTTCTCATCACAAAAATACCCAATTGTATCTTCAATCAATTCAATCAGTTGATCGTGCTGGTCTTGAGAGATTTGCATGTGAAACGCAGTTGTTTGCTGATTACCTTGTAATTATACTGCCCTTAGGCGGTTTGAAAACGTCTGCTGTGCCACTTCTGATGCTGACACACCCCTTTTATCACTTAACCACTGATAATATAACCTTATTTCTTCCTCCCGTGCCTCAATTTCATGTGGTTGATCCCAATAGTCGTAATTTTCAACAGGTTCTTGTGAATAACACATTTTTCCATATCGAAACCGCAGCGAACCATCTACCCACTGTGCCAGGTGGGTCAGTTCATGAAAAAGAGTTTTTATATACAACTCCTTAGACATGTGTGCCTGAAGTTCAATTAGAAAGTGCCGTGGTCTATACCAACTGCCAATTACAGAACAATATCCAACAACCTTATCACGCTTGAGACCTTTATGAATAATGTCCACATCAATTTTATGACGTGGAAAATACTCATTCAAAAACCAAGAGGTAACATCTTCACAGATGATTTTAGAATAACCGTATCCAGTAGTGTAGATGCTAGACATGTGCTCCAATGTAAAAACCAAATGAAAGATGATACAAATAAAAGTTTTTCTTTTGATGTCATGCTGGTGCTATATTCCATTCATCTGTTGGAACCATTGTTTTGATAACGTGTTCAACATTTTCTATCCCATAAACTACAACTTGTTGAGTTGAAGAGTAACCACCTTTCTTCTCACGTTTCCATGAGATAACCCATCGATCACATGATGTAATCATGATCTTTGCTCTCGTTCGTCAAGTGCTTCGTTGATAATTTGCTTTAACTCTATACGCTCTTCTGGTGTGAAAATTGTGCGAATTTTTACTGGCATAGGAGCATAACTACTTGGTTTCTTTGATTTACCAGGAAGACTCATACCTTGTGTGTCAATTTTGTTCATTGAATCAGGCACCTTGATAGTATGCATTACGATAGAGATAACCACCTGCCCAATCACAGTTTTCTAACACAAACTCACGCTCTTTGATGATTAAGAGGTTGAAACGTACACCTTTTGCTGGTGCTTTATATGATGCTGCCTTGTAAACTTCACCAGTTTTTTTGTCAATGAAGGCGTGAACTGATTCAGTCTCACCATCCACACATTGCATCACTTTATGATACTTACGACCAGAGATTAGTGCATAAGAATAGTTACGACCAGTTGGATGCTGTCTCTGATAATTTTGCTGGAGAGCATCACACAACATCAAAGAATACTTAGTAACATTCAACTGAATGGTGTTGCGTGCATCCTGTTGAGCAACATAATCAGTGAAAGTGGAAGTCATGGTGGTTTGCTTTGTATGAATGTATTATAGAGCATCCTGAGAGGGTTTCAGGATGCCTTGGGGCACTTAGGCAACTGTCCCTTCAGGGATCTCAACCTTTTCAGGTTGCTTATCATCATCAAATTGATTCATCTTTGTGCAAACCCATCTGTTATTAACTGTCCAGATGTAAGCATACTCTTCATTGTTCTCCTTTTCAAGAAAATCAAAGATGCTTTCATCATATCGTGGTTCATTATCTTTGATAGATTCACCACGGGAAGTATAGTATTGGGGACCAGTTTCAGGCAGAGTTTCTTGGTTCCAACCCACATTAGTATGAAGAGAGGAAATGTTACCACCGTCGATTAGATCAGCAACTTTTTCAGGAGTGTTGTAAAACTCATTTAGAACACGTCCATTAAAGGAAGGATAACCATCCCAGTGACAATAGACAGACATAATGCTGTCATCTTTGAGTTGGATACCGATGCGTGAACGAGTGCCCATTTTAAGAGAAAAAATGAATGGTGAGAGGGTGACCAGCGCCTCTGATTGGTTTAGTCTCTTAAAGAGAGGTCGTGATGGGAAGGTCTCCCCTCCACTCATCTAATATACACGAAAAAGGGGGGTTTCATACCCCCCTTGTGCCACTTCTTAAAGTGTCATATCTGAAGAGTAACTGAACTTAATATCACCATCCCACCCACGTTGAGTATGAACAGCAGCAAGTTGGAACCCTAATTGAGGCCATGGTTTTGTAGGTGTGGGCACGTTGTATATCTCTTTTAATGCAAATCCTGCCGATCTCATCTCACGTATTCTACGTTTTGTAGTATAGTGATTAATAGTTGTGAGATACACAATATTGTCAGCGATTTCCATACCATGTGCAAGGAATTTTTGCATCAAACTCCATGGTGGGTTGGTAATAATCCAATCTACTTTATTATTGTAAGTTAGAAAGTCTTTATCCTCTGCAAGTTCACACCACTCGTTATTATCACCAGGAAAGTTATCATAAAATGCACCTGTTCCCCTACTAGGGTCAAGAATGACACCAGTAGGAGCAAAATGATTGATAATCTCCACTGCCAGATATTCTGGCGTCATGACAATATCCTTATCAGGAGTATTTTTAGGTGGACAAAATGCTCTCATTTGTTGAACTTACGGGGGGCAGAAACTACAGTGTAATTAATATCTTTTTTTGTATATCTTACACCAGCAGCAATCAATTTGTCAATGTGAAGTGAACATTGAACACGACGTTGATTCTTACTATCAACCTTTGGATTAAGTTTGAACAATGCACTGCTATCTTGTGCTTGTTCTTGAAGTGTCTGACGTTGAGACTTAGTGCTCAATTGTGCTCCCCTACCAGAAGGAATGCTCTTCACATAGTCAACAAATTTACGTACTTCTTGAATGTCCATCTTACCCCAGAGTGCCTTATCATCGTCTGGAGTGATGAAGAACTCATACTCAGTATGAAATACTTTCTCTTTACCTACCTGAGTATACTGACCAACAATAAGACGATAGTTGGTGTGTGTCATCTTACGGACAACATCTGAACAACAAATAGTATTGCTGCTGGTAGTTTTGATGCTACCGTTGTAATCAACTATAAATTCTTTGGATAAATCAAACTCAGAAGTATATCCGTTTGGTTTCAATGCATCATATTCATCTTTAGATATACCTGTGCGACCACGGATCACAAGATCTTCGTATGCGTTACCGTGTGCTTGGACTTCCATGATAAAGTGCCGTATGGATTTATTATAAAGCATAAAAAAGACCCTATAAGGGTCGGTGTAACAGTTATTAAACTGTCACAATCAGTCTTCATAAACTAAACATTCGGGTTCTGATGGATTGGCATCACAATACAATTCCAATGGTGTTGGATCATGATGATCACCTGCCGCAATTTCTGCTTTATGATGTTCAACATAATCTTCTAGTTCATGCAGTTCACCTTCAATATGCCTCCTTTGTTGAGGAGAAATTGTTGGATTTTCAAGGATTTCTTTGTCCTTTGCAATGTGCGTCTCGATATTTTTCATTGTGTTATTGTCTTTATATCGTTATTTATTTTGTTGTTTTGCTTTTTCTACCAAATAATCAGCAAGAGCTTCCATCCTTTCTGGATGAATTGCACGAATACCTGCCTCTTTTAGGGCAATTTTCATGCTTTTTTCTTCATTTTCAGTCAATTTCTTGCCATTTTTTGGTAAAGTCATAGATTTCTTGTGATGTGTTGATATTCTAACATTAGAATCCAATAGTATCTAGGAATTTAAGATTTTACTTACAATTTCTTATTAATCGGTGAAAAAAGGTCCAAACTTACCACTACTACCATCTTCACGTTCTTGTAACATATCCATGATTTCATCAAATTTTTTAGTTTGTTCCATATCCATTAAAAGTTGTGAAAGTTGTTTGACAACTAGAGGTGTTTCATTCACAGCAGCGGATTTAATTGCAGCACGAATATGTGATTCTGCTTCCAAAAGATTATCTAGTGTTTGTTTAGAGAGTGCCATTTAATAATTACCGGGTGTCCATTCAAATCCACCTTTCTGGCGAATTTGTTCCAAATCCAAATCAGGTTCTTCTAAAAAGGGATTTTTGCGATTAGGATCATTGCGATCATAATCATAATAGTATTTAGATTTACCTTCAAGTTCTTTCACTCTATCGGCATAATATTGCTTAGTCCATCCATCATTCCAAGATGAGTTTGCTTCTATTCTCGCCTTAGTAAGTTCAAGACTCTCATTAACTGGCATTTTTTCACTGGTTGCATTTAAATTAAATGAATAGTCTTGTGATATAACTTTTCGATTGAGATGATCAATATCTAGTTTTTGTAGAAGACGCTTTCCAAGAGAAACTTCTTTTTTATGCTCGCGTATATGATCTTGAATTACATTCTCAATTTTTTTATAAAGATTATCAGAAGTCATCTAATTCATCCATATTAATTTGTGATTCAATTATACTCTCGATTTCTTTAGATGTCAATTCATTCAAATGTTTCCACTTAGGATCATCTTTGTCCCATTCGAGAGTAAATGTTCCATCCTTATTTTGAGCAACTTTTAAACTGTCATTCACTTTTCTTGTTTCCTAATTGTTTTTAATGATTTCATTTCGGTTTTTATCATCTGATATGCATCTTCTGATGTAAGTTTATTTGCCATTTCCATAGCAGTAATAATTTCAACACGAGTTCCGAAATGAGAAAGTGCTTTTTCAAAGTTATCCAAATCTTCGTACACTTCCAGCCTCCTTAGATGTAGTATTTACTTTTAATTCTAATTTAGTTATTTTTTCTTCTAAAACTTTAATTCGATCTTCTAAATCACTTTTAAATAATTTTTTAAATGCTTTTTAATTATTTTCATCAGTGAGTTCGCTAACTTATTCTTTTGTATATATCGATGTATATTATTCACCAGTTGCATAGTGAATATGCAATTTATGTATTTCTTTTTGAACTTGAAGCATTTCATCTTGCAGGCGAGTGATTTTATCATCATGTGCCCTTAACCAATCATCGTTAAAGTTCTTTTCATAATCTGGTGGTGGAACATATCTGTCTTCTACCCATTCAGGCACAGTATCAGTCTTCCAAGGATAGAGATTATACTCTAACTCAGAAACTATACCCCACAACCAAATACGAATAGAGCGAATCATAATTTACCACTGACAAAACCATCACCTACAACTCTAGTATATTGTTCAAGTGTTCCATCTTGTTCACACTTAAGGTGCCATCGTGTCATAAGAGTTACATTATCTTTAACACCACCAGTAAGCATTTGACGACCTTCTTTAGTCATCGAAGAAAACAAACCATAACGAGTTTCCCAAACATAGAAACACTCATCAATAAGTTCGGCACCTTTTGGTATGATAACTTCCGATTGCGTATCAGTCTGAATCATTGTTTTCTTCCGGTGGTTTTTTATTAAATCCAAATGGACCTACCTTAGTTTCAGACCTTTTCTTCATAACAACACCAGCAAGAGACTCCATAATTTTCAGGATATCTTCTGCTTTTGCACCTTCACCAAGTTCTTTGGCAACATAGAAATACTTATCAAAAAACTCTTGACTATGCTCTTTGTAATCTTCAACTGTAATTGGTTGGTCTTTCATTTTCCACCTGTTTCGTAGTTTAGTTGATCATCTTGTTGCTTTAGAGTAGCACGTCTTACTCTATCATGAAGTTGCTTGAGTGCTTCAGTAACTTCGGGAGTTTCTTCCCACTCCCAAGTTTCACCACCTTTTCCAGTAAATTCTTTTTTAGTCATGGATTTAAAGTTTTGTAGACGGCAGAGATGCTCATGTGTCCATGAATGTATCCTGCAAGGATTATAGCAAAGACAGACAGAAATATCAAGCCCGTTGCGATTAGGTTAGGCAACGGTGAGATCATTAATTGTGTATTTGTTTTTTCTGAGTTTGTATCGTTTGATGTGTGCTTGTCTGTGTTCATTACAATCAAAATGGCAGATTCGATCTTCATTTCCGTCCCTATACTCTAAACGATAAGGGAATGCTTTGAATGGATGCATTTCTTCAGGAGTTAGTTTCTTTTTCTTGGGAGTTTTTGTTGAACTCTTTGCCTTTGCTTTTTTAGTTGTAGTAGTCTTCTTTGCTGCCACAATTACTTGAATCCTTTGCCATTGTTTTTCTGGTCTAAAACTTCAATATGTGATAAAAATAGACCACGATTCCACCATATTTCTTGAACTGTTTGCCAGTTATCTACTACAATGGATTCACCATTTTTACCGATAATTTTGTAGTTGTGTCGATCATATAGACCGTCAGATGTTTCAGTAAAATACTGAGGATCTTCAGGAGAAATTGTTTGTGTCATTTTTACGTGAGTCTTCCATGGCAAGTAAAGTTTCATAAGGAATCCATGCGGGTGGTTCGTTTTTGAATTGAACCTGAACTTCCTTAATAGTTTTTTCTAGAGATTTGGAATAAGTTGTCCTAGTGTTTTTGACGGAGGATAGCGGATTCATCATTTCCTTTCCTCATGCCCGTATTCTATCACATATTTCTTGTGTTGGGTGTTTTTATCGCCATATTCATAGCATTGATAATTTTTCAGAGTTCCACCAAGTTGTTTGGCTACAATTTTTAAAAGTTTTTCTGTATCACTCATTTAACATTACCTGGTGATAAACTTTGAAAGATTTTAGAACAAGAATTAATAGCATAAGGTGCTCCATATACACCAGAGAAGATATATGAAATTCCCAACTTGGAGCAATACTTCTCAAGTTCCTGACATTTTGTTATGTCAGTATTACTATAATCAATGATAATATCACCCTCTTCAAGTAAAGGTAGTAACTCATCAAGTGTGTCTTCTACCTTTACTTCTGGAAGTGTAATCTGAAAAATTCCAGGAATTCTACCAGCACTAGTGTATTGCTTACTATCAGATTTAACTGCTCGAACAAGATACTCTAATGAAGTTACACATCCACTAATATATCCTGCTTCATATTGTCCACAGGCATTCTCATAATTAGTGCTACTGTAACCCCAGACTTCAATACCTTTTTCAATCATACGGCGAGACATACCCTCACCAGTACGACCTAACCCAATCATTCCTACTTTCATAATTACTTGAAAACCTCCACTATTTAAACACAAAATATGTAGTATGTCTCAGGAATGTTTTTGAAAACACACAGAGTTAAACCATCCTTCAATTCCTTCTAATCTCAACTTAGTGTGTTGCGAATGAACTTCTATATTTACAACTTTATATTTTCTACCAATAATACACATATAAGGATAATCATTATTACCCCAGTTAATCTGTTCTTTAGTACATCCCAAATATTCTACCGTATCTCCAGATTTTGGACCAAAATAGGCATGTATTACATTATTCTTCATTAATTTTTGATGATATTATTTTTTCTAATTCATTTACTTTAATAAACTCTTCGTATGCTTTCTCAGATCTTTCAATGAGAATACTAAGTATATCACCAACAATTATGCTATTATCAATAGAATCATCAAGATACTTATCAAGTGCTTCTTTTAAATACCGTTTTCTATGCCACTCAAATGAGTATGGTTTGTAGTCCATAATAGAGGTTTTTATTATGATGATATTATAGCACTATGGGTTTCTAGGGTCAATGCCCAAATCATTAAGATATTCTATCCACCAATCTTGGTCTTTGATAAATCTCCAATTAGGAACTTCTTGACCACGTTCTATAACATAATATTCATAGAGAGCATCATCGATAGTCTGTGCGATCTGTAAATTCTTCTTCATCTTCGTCAACATCTGCATATGCATTATCCACGAAGGGTCCTCGTTTTCGTAAATGTTCTTTTCCGACATAAGAGTTTTCTGAATTTACTGCAGATACCCACACCGCAAGTTTCATTACAATAAAAATTAAAACCAGTGGTGTGAAGCAACCGATTAAAATTACTGGATTCATAATAGTTTATTCTCTTGAAAGTAATGCAATGTATCTTTAAGGCCACCAATATGTTTATATCCAATAGCAACTTGAGGATATTCGGCACCTTCACCGAACTCAGAAACAAATGCTCTCTGGGTAAAATGATTATTTAATTTATATTCTTGTATCTGACTATCAAGTTTTTCCAAAAGCATTCTAGCGCGTTCGCATTCTTGACTTCCGTTTGTATATATTACTATTGAATTCATTAGTTTTCCTATGTTAGTTACAGTGTTCTTTCTAATCTATTAGTCGCTTGATCTGGAAAGTCTCTAGGACGACTATCAGTGGCATTATCAGTCCTAGGTGAACCTTCATTTGCTTTCATTGTATGTTGATAATTTGCTCTTGGATATCTGATACAAAATGGATCAGGCATCCAATAAGTTACCTGCCATTCTTGTTCTGGATTTAACTCAAGGTGCTTCTCTACTGTATGAGAAAAACTACCAAGTTGTATATATCCATCATGACTAATACATCTACCATTACCAATATCAACTAGGAATAGCATTTTACTACTCATAGTATTTGTTGCTCTGGGTTAAGATTTTTCGCAAATTGGATAGGATCCTTTTCTGACTTATGTACCCAATGATAGCGCATCATCTCGAAAATAGGATCCCACATGGTGATACAAACAAAATCAGTCACGTTGCCTCCAATCATCAGGTTTATCTTGCTGAAACCAATTCTTAATATCATCAGCATCAGTGAATCCCGTTTTATGATTGGATGGATCGGGATCTCCTAAACCCATCCTATTCAGAAAATCATCTGTACTGCCCTCTTCAATCTGTTGAGAAGATTGCCTTCTTGCTTGTTGTAACCAATCACGAGCAGTAGTATGACTTTTTGCAAGTTTTTCTGCCCAGATCATGTCATCTAGTTTTACCTCTTCACCATTGGCAATACATTTGCATATGAATTCCAGTCGTAGCCGATATTGAGTGGATAACATAACGTTATGCTTCGTTACTTTTATTTATTTTTTCAATCAATCGTTCTGAAAGTTTTAAAGAACGACGATATATTAGATATTTTACCACAGGATTCCTAGGATTGTTAGTCAACCACCAAATCTGGCGTCTAAAATATACTTTTGCTAACTTTACGGTATAATAAAAAAAAGCAGCAGCACTTTCATCTGTTAAGATGAAGTATGCTACCACTGCAAATATTCCAAAGAATAACATGTATGATGAATTCATTTAAAATTATTATCTCTGCGTTCATCCAAATATTTTACAACTTCTTTTCGCCATTCCATCAACTCATTATAGCACTCTTGATTATGAGCACATGCTCTGAGTTTGCTGTCAGGTTTTAATACACTTTCATAAAAAATGTAGAATGCATCTTTTCTTTTTAATTGTTTGTTTGTCATTTTAGTTTTTTCTTAGATGACTTTTGTTTAGCAGTTTTTATTTGATTGTTAATAAAATCTACAGATTGTTTGTATGTATTCATCACCTTTATTTGGTTACCATTATGTATAACCATGAACTTCTTACCAAAAGGAACCGCAGCCCACATGCCATCTTTAGTGCAATACCCCAAAGGATTGCCAGGATTTGGTTTAAGAATTCCTGGTCTAGGAATAAATGGTTTTAAAAACTTATCCATCAAGTGCTCCTAGAATTAGAATTAATATAAAGAATCCAAGTATACCACCAACAAGAAGTTGTGGTGAGAGGAATGGAATAAAAGAAAATATAGAAACAATCCACTGCCAAAAACTAACAAAGAATGTAGAAACAATCTTCCATACTTCGATAGCAAGAATAACACCACCACCTAAAACTGCAAGTGCAAAAATTCCGCCAGAACTTCCAGATCTTGATGCAGAATATCTTTCAGATTCATCAGAAGAAGAACATGAAACAGGATTACAATTGTTTACACTTTTTGCACCGTACATTGATTTAACTTGTGCAATCGCAGCATCGCGAGTGATACTAGGAGTATCAAATTCAACGTATTCAAGTCTATTATCAACGGTGGTGATATAAGCACCCCAACGATGAGACATGATGGTGTTCCCCTGATTACTTTAATATTATAGCAGAGTGGAGCAGGGTTTCTGCTCATAATGTGACAGTTCTACTTCCGCACTACGGAAATCGCTGGCTCTCCTTGCTGAAACACTGTATCAACCACTGCCTGAACGCTCCTAGCAGTGCTGATACCCACCTTATCAAACACTGGAACACATACCAATCCAAACGTCTTCTCAGCGCCTCCTAGGCGGATCACACGCCCAATGCTCTGGGAAATACCGATATAATCCATATTCCGCATGAATAGAACTGCCTCCAGTCCCTTGACGTTGATGCCTTCAGATAGAATAGAGTGGTGCATCACAACAAAACGAGTGCTATCTGAACCCCACTGATTAAGAGTCTTAAAGAATACCTCACGGGACACTTTCTTGCCATTGATGATAGCACCAGTTTTGCTGGTAATATACATCCAGTTGTAACCACGCTCATACAACTGCTGACAAAAATCAGATTGAGTCACAAGACGCACAATCTGCTTGGTAGAACGTGCTGCAATTAGAATCTTATTGAGTGAGTTGGCATCAATAGTATCAAGCAGGTTCTTCTCATCAGATTGCTTGAAATCACCCTGAGGAAGTTGCTGAACCACAACCTTAGGAGGAAGAATGTAACCTTCCTCAACCAGTTTAGGTGCAGGAATATTACAGATAACCTGTCCATAAACCTCAGGATCATTCATTCCTGGTTTGAAAACAGTCAGAGAATGCTTAGGAGTTGCTGTGAAGAAATAGCAACGATCAGCATCATTACTGAAGAACTCAGTCGCAGGAAAGAAGTTACGTTGAACTGAGTTATGTGCCTCATCAAAGTAAATGCAATTTACCTCAATGTCTGCCTCTTGAATGCGATGTAGGGAGTGATATGTGGTGAAGATGATGACATTCTCACCAGCAGTTCTTGCAGTGTTGTTAAACAGTGCAATCTGCTCTGGTTTGGTGCTACTGAAATACTCAATCTCACCACTATGAACATGCATTACGTGAGTGTGAGTATTATCAATCACCTCAAGAAACTCTTTGCAGAGTTGTTCTGCTAGAAGAATGCGGGGAGCAACAACAACAATAGTAGAACCGTTATCAATATACTTTTGATTCTCAATAATATCATGTATCATGCACATGGTCTTACCACCACCAGTGGGGATGATAACCTGACCTTTGTCATATGCCAGCATCGCATTCAGTGCTTTCTTCTGGTGTGGGCGAAGGGTGACCAAGTGCTCTCCTGTCCTGTATGAACATATTATAGCAGAAAAGGGATCCCAAAGGAACCCCCTGTGCCACTAGAAGAACTGTTCTACACCAACCGGTTCCCCAAAACCATAATCATATGTAAGAGCATCATGACACACATAATGTGGGTGATCAATAGGAACACCAACCCTCTCACACATTTCTTTATGATTATCTTCCATCAATTCTACAGCATACAACATATTATCGAGAATGTGCTGTTCGGAATGATACTTAAGGAGTTCATTCTTGAGTGCAATAATAAAGTTACCCGAACCAGCAGAGTTATCCAAAAACTTTGATTCTGGATTCATTCTCTTCTCAATATCAATTATCTGAACCATTGCTTCACACATTTCCATTGGTGTGAATACTTCTTGAGTTTCAGCAATCCTTTCATCTGAACGCTCAATATTAGATCCAGTATCTTTATTATGTTGATTCTTATCAGTGCCCATTTCCGTATCTTTCAGTGTATGCTTTAATGAATTTACCTTTGCCAAAATGAGGAATACCATTGGTAGTTCCTGTAGCAATCTTCCTCAAACTACCATCACCATTCTGCCCCATAGCAACAATACGTTGAAGGATTTCTTCTTTAGTAATATCGTCATCTGAGCGAACACGAATGTAATTATGAGAAGAAGATTTCTCATAATCTAACCACGGTTTTCCATCAGCATTCTTTTCACCGGGCAAGAATACTTTACCAGATGCTCCACCACCATCTCCACCGACAAAAATATCAGCATCATATCGGTTCTCATACTTAAGAAACTCGATATGTGGGTGATGCTTGTATTCAGGATCTAATTCACGTTGCTTCTCACCAATCTTCCACTCTTGAATACAAGCATCGATACTAGCAGCAAAATCATTATCAGCACAATCTTTAGTACTTACAATCTCAAGATCTCGATCGATTTTATTAAAGTTATCAGAACCTTGCTTCACAGATTTAGGAAGCACGAGAATAATTTGTCCCTTCTTAGCACGAATACGATCAGCAGAATTATTCAAAAACTTAAGTGCCAATCTACCACCTTTACCATAAGGAGGATTACCAATAACAGCATCAAAATCCATATCGTTGTATTCTTCTTCGGTAATTTTAGTAATATTATCAGGAACATTTGCCATTCCTGAAGGATTCATATCATAATCTTTGTCAGTGTAGATATTTGTATATCCCTTTTTAGACAACGTGATAGAAAAATGTCCAAAGGCATCTTGTGGAATATAAATCATAGCATCTTTTGCCAGATTTTTCAACTTATCAATAATTTCTACTACGAGATGCAATTTAGGAGCACGAATTGCTTCAGGATTCTTCTCCTTAATCAGTTTTTTATGAGATTCTGGGGTGAATCCGAAAACTTTTTCTTGCTCATAAAATCTTTCATTGAGTTCGATTAGTTCTTTTTTAAGAAAAGAAATAAACTCGGAATAAGATGTAATCCACAAAGGTGCTTCTACAACTTCTGATGAACCTCCAAGAGTTGATTTCCTACAACCAGCAGCAAATAGTGCTGAACGAACATAATGATCTGTTAGGTCGACATGACAATCAAGATAATCATCAGCAACAACTTCCTCTGGAAGATGTGAATAATCTCTATCATCAAACCTTTTGAATCCTCGCTCTGCTTTTGTCATACCAACAAATGCACATATAGGATATTCACCCAGTTCAATCAATCTCTTGATTGATTTCTGCATATGAAAGTAAATCCTAGTATGCTTCGTATCTACTGGATTTCTATAGAAAGGATCTTCGACGTGAATAGCATCCATTAGACCATTCATAATGTAGTTAGAGCTAACTCTTCAACCTTAACAAAGGCACTCTAGCAAGAACAGAGCACCTTGTCAAGCCCCCTATTAGTGCAGATCTACAAATGATCCACTTGCCTTCACTTGCAATTTATTTGTAGTTATGTTATAAATGACTGAACCATCTGGAATACCACCAGCAGTATTCATTGTATTTCTGTTAGTAGTTGTCATTTGTGGGAAAGCAATTGCTTCAAAATCAGAACTGTTTGCTGCTACAGTAACAATACCAACATAACTATCTTCACTGTTTGCTGTAGCAAGTCCAACTTTTAATCTGTTTTCTGGTTTAGAGAAGAACAATCCACCAATAACTTGTGTTCCACTACCAGATGGTAATGTTGGATCAGACATAGTTGCATTACTAGTGGTATTGATCATAGTTGTAATCGTTTGCTGTGATAATGAAGGAACAATCATAGGACTGTTACATGCTCCAAGATCAAATGCACTACGTGGAACGTATGTGTTGATTCCAACCTTATATTCATGTTGCCATGAATATTCTGCTTCTGGTCTCCCTTTCTTAAGAGTTGGAACTGAAGGATCATTAATACTATGCACAAAAATGCATGATCCACCATCATCTCCAACAACTGACATATTACCCGTATGAGATAATTCGCCATATGATACTGGGCTGAGATTGCCTATGGTAGCCAGATTTCTTTCATCAGAAGGTAAGACGTTTGTACCAATACCTAATACTCCAGCATTACCATCATGAGCAACTATTACAGTATTACTTATACTTGCGGAACCCAATATAGTTAAGGTATCGCCTGCTGCATCTGTAAGAGTATCTTGTGCATCTGTGCCGATTGTTCCGCCAACTAATAAGGTTGCAATACCGACAGTAATCTTTAAATCATCAGAATTAATAATTGATGAATTTAAAGTTGCAAATGTACTGACTCCAGTTGAATTAATATTGCCATCAATATTTGAATTAAATGGGACATTTGAACTTCCCAAAGTAACTTGATTTGCACCAGAACCAATAGTCAATATTCCAGTAATCACAGCATCATTAGAAACCAAAAGATCTCCAACAACATCCAATTCTTTTGTTGGTGCTGGGTTATTAATACCAACTAATTCATCATGAGTTATGTGTAATATTTCATTGCCACTAATTAAAACTTTAAAATTACTTGAAGTATTAATTCCACTTCCAGTTGCGAGATCAATTGAAATATCTCCACCAGAATCCTTATTTGATATGTTAAAATTAGTTCCATCATAATTGATAGTTGAACTATCATCAGTATTTCCAATGTCACTTGCGAAAACAATTTTACTATTTCCAGTTTCTGAAATTAATTCTAGATCAGCATCATTATACTTTACAACCTGAATAGCAGATGATGGTGCTGATGTTCCAATACCAATACTTTGATCAGATGAAATGATGGTAAATGAAGTGCTTCCTGATCCAACAAATACGTTGTTAGTGATATCAACTGTGGATAAAGATAATCCAGCGCCAATAATAACTCTATCTTCTGCAGAATTTAAAACTAGTTCACCAGATCTAGTATCAATTGTATTTGCAACTGATCCAATTCTTATTTCATCAATAAATGCCTGAGAAAATGCATTATTACTATCTCCAATAGGATGAGTTTTATCAGTATTTGGTAAGACCGAGTCACTGAATGTTACAACACCAACTGGAAAAAAGTTTGTAATTATAACACTACCATATGGTGCTGTTAATTCTAAATTCCCAGATTCTGCTCTAATTTCTTGGTCTGATCCAACACCAACTCTAATATTATCAACATAAAGTTCAGAATATCTAAGAGATGAAGAACCAAGAGGCACTGTTTGATCTACAGTTGGTGATAATGAAGTAATTGCATTTATATTGGTAACATTTAATGATGTTAGTGTAGTAACACCCGTAACATTTAAATCATCCTGAACAATAACTGTTCCTTGAGTAGAATCAATTAATAAAGAACCTTCTCTAGTTGATATTTTATTAGAAGCAGCAGCACCCACTGTTACTTCATTTAAGAATGCTTCTGCAAATGCAGTTCCAACTGAACCGATACCACTAGATTTATCTGAACTTGGAGTAAATTCTGTATTAGTAGTAATAGTATCAATATTTAATGCTGTTAGTGTTGTAACACCTGTAACATTTAGATCATCTTGTATGATAACTGTTCCTTGAGTAGAATCTAAGATTAGAGATTCACTTCTAGTAGAAACTGTATTTGATGAAGCAGAACCAACTGTTATTTCTCCAATAAATCCCTGTGAGAAAGCATTATTATTTGCTCCAAGAGCAGCATTTTTATCAGCATCAGGTGCTATAGATGTATCAACAACTATAGAAGAAGATGTTACGTCGCCTGTAACTGTAACATTACTACCAATATTTGCTGTTCCAGATACTATCAAGTTATCATCAATGGTGGTTGTTCCACCAGCAGAATCAATGATTAAATTGCCGGAAGTAGTATCAATTTCATTATTATCGGTAATTCCAATTTGAATATTATCAATAGTTGCACCAGCACTTGCATCAATTGCTCCTGCAAAAGTTGATACTCCACTAGTTGTTAATTTCTGTACTACAATTTCAGTTGCAGTGATGTCTGTAATTGTAGAGATACCAATTGTTGCATCTGATGCAGATACACTAGTTAGTGTCGATACACCAAGAATAGATGAATGTCGAGAAACTTGAAAATCACCAACTACTGTTGCACCAACTCCAGTAGTTTCAAATCTCTTAGTATTATCGTAATATAGTGCAGCAGATCCATCAATGTTAAAATCTGCCATAGATTCCGAAGAACCATTTTTAATAAACACTCCACCATCAGATGATGAAATATTTAAATTGCCAGTTCCAGTATCGCTAATATATGAATTGCTTCCATCATGATATATTTGTAAATCTTCATCGGTTCCGATATATATCTTCTTATCATCAATTAAATATACACTTCCGGCAAGTCCAACATTACCAATAAAAGTAGAGACTCCAAGTGTAGTCACACCAATAACATTTAAGTTATTAGATACTGTTGTATCGGTTGCCGATAATGTGGTAATAGTTCCTGTGGTGGAATTAATGGTGGCAATAGTGCCAACACCACTAATAACGAGATTTGTTGCCCCAATCTCATCTAATCCAGAAAAAGATGATGGAAGTCTTTCACTATCTAAATTTCCTGATGTAATATTATCTGCTGTAATTCCAGTAATACCTAAACCAGAACCAATAAATGATGATGCAGTTATAATACCAGTCGTTCTAATATTTCCTCGTGTGGAATCAATTCCAACACCAAAATGAAGAGGATTATCTGGATTTCCACCAACTTGGAAAGTTTGTATTGGATTTGTGGTCCCCACACCAACCGGACCAACATTGTAGATACTGGTATATCCAAGACCAGGATCCACATCAACCCATTGTGATGTTGGAAGATTTTCTAGGAATGTAGCATCTCCTATAAAAGTAGTTGCACTTATAATACCATTTTGTGCGGATATTGTAATCCCAGTTCCAATATGAATTTCATCTGCAAAAGTTGATATACCAGAAACAAATAAATTGCTGGTAGTTACAATTCCAGTAACATCAATCTTTCCACGAACATCTAGATCTGCTCGTGGAATTGTTGTGCCAATACCAACCAGATTGCCCCTGACGATCAGATCATCAACATCAACCTGAACACCATTCCTAAAGTTAAATGACTTATTATAATTGGGCATTTCCCTTCTTTTTAGTTATTTATCTCATAATTTATTTTCTAGATCTTTAACTTTCAGATTCAGTTCCTTAATTGCTTCAATGAGAAGTGGAATAAGTCTTTCATAACGAACTGCTTTATATCCATCATCCCTAGTAGTAACAATACCAGGTAATCCAAGTGCCTCAACTTCTTGTGCAATAACACCAGTATCAGCGCCATCATGTGAAGATGCTTCATTCCAATCATAGGTGTTTCCACTGATACCCATAATCTTATTGAGAGGATTATCAATAACTTTAATGTTATTCTTTAATCTTTCATCAGATGAATGGAATGCAATGATATCACCACTAACTCTCAATTCGCCAGTAATGTAAGCACCCGCACTAATCGTTTGGATTCTTATACTATTGTTGTGGAATAGTTCTACTCCACCATCTTTGAAGCAGTTGATATATTTTTCATTGCCAGTGAAAGAACTAAGTGTAAGGAAATTTTGTGCCCTTAAGAACAATCCACCAGTTCCCGAATCATCAATATATGAATTGGAACCATCATGGAAGAGGCGTAAATCATTACTATTACCAAACGTTGCTTGTTCGTTATCATTTAAATGTAATCCATTTGCAGTGATAGTGTCATTAACATTTAAAGCATTTTGAATAGTAACAGCATCTAATGTTGTATTACCGTCAACATCAAAATTGCCATCAACGGTCATATTACCATTAACACCAACACCACCATCAACTTGTAGAGCACCAGTATTTGGATTTCCAATAGTGTTGCTAGTTGTATCAGTTATGCGTGTAACACCACCAATAGTAGTATTGCCGTTATCGGTATCAACAATAAACTGAGTTACATTACTGCCATTTCTAATTGTAAAGTTCTCATTAGAACCTTGAACAAACAAACTGTCATTGATAATAGTTTGACCACCAACGGTAAAAGTACCCGCAACTGTTCCACTTCCATCAACAGTCAGAGTATCAATCTTAGCAGTTCCATCAATGTAAAGATTTCTCCATTCTAAAGTAGATGCACCTAAATCTCTTGCACTATCAGTAGAAGGAACTAGGTGACTATCAAACCTACCTGTAGCAGTAATAGTATCACCAGTTGCATTGCCAAGATTTACACTACCATTCAGATTAGTAGTGCCAGCAACAGTTAATGTTCCTGAAATATCAACATTATCATTGATGTCTATTGTTCCACCAGCAGAATTAAGAATCAGATTTCCAGTTGCAGTATCAATTCTATTATCATTATTTCCATTAGCAATTCTAATTTCACCGATGTGTGCTTCGGAGAATGGTCGTGCTGCTGTTCCAACATAGGCACCCTCATCAGCATCTGGGATGATGCCAACATTAACAGTGATAACATCACCGAATGAAGTAGTTCCATTTACATTGAATGTGCCAGTAACTATAAGATTGTCATCAATTGTAGTTGTTCCACCAGCAGAATCAATGATTAAATTACCGGTGCGAGTATCAATTTCACTGTCACCAGTATCGGCAATTCTAATATTACCAATATGTGCTTCAGAGAATCTTAGAGATGATGTTCCGAGATATGCACCCAGATTAACATCAGGAATGAATCCTGAAGTCGAATTTGTTTCACCAGTAATAGTGACACCTGTAGCAGATGTTTCTAATTTCTTATTATTATCATGATAAAGTTCTACTGATCCATCATCATTTACGACGATACTATCTTCACCATTTCTGGCTTGGATATAGATATTTGAATTATCATTAGTGCCATCGTTTCTAAGGTATAAATCTCCAGTTTCATTATCAATGAAACCATTGGAACCATTATGATAAATTTCTAAATCACCATCAGCTCCAGCAGGGGGTGTTGATCCGAATAGTGCTTTTACACTATCCTCATGTCTTGTGTTTGACTTGAATGTAGTTAAACCAATAACGTTTAGATTGTTATCTAAAGTAGTATCAAGGTTTACACGGAAGTTATCTTCAATCCTAACTTCAGTTCCATATCCAACAGCACCAGCATCAGTATCATTCTCGTTTCTTACACCAAGAATTAAATCACCAGTAATACCACGGATGGTTCTATCCGCTTCTTCAGTGCCACCTGCAACACCTTCAGTTCCGATACCAATACCTGCTGCCCAAACACCCGACCATTCATGACCAAGTTTTCCTAAGAAGGCACCTTCTTTTACATCAGCAAATAATCCACTATTGAATTGAACACCACCAGTAAATCTGGCAGTTCCACCAACACCAAGATCTCCACAAATATTGACATTCTTTTGAACACCAATTCCACCTTGAGTTACAATTGCACCAGTTGTGCAAGAAGTTGATTGTGTATCATTCTTAGATATAAGTCGTCCTGTAAGAATTAAATTATCAGTTAGTTTTAATTCATCATTAATAATAACGTTCTCGTTAAAGGTAACAGGACCATCAAACTGAGATAAGATTTGGTTAGAACTTCCACCTTCAACAAGAATTCTTTCTTTAACAATAACCTCGTCAAATACAACTGATAATCTGGAAGGATCCTGACCAGTGATAGTTGGGATGGGAATATCAAATGTTTGTTGCTTACCCGAGGAAGCAGAATACTTAGTATTACCAATGAAGAAATCACCATCACTGTTCATACCAGTATAAACAACCTGACCAGCAGATTTTTCTTGTGACTGAGCAAGGAAATCTTCTCTTTCACTAAGTGTTCTTACTTGAACTTGTGGAAGTGATGTTGAATAGTTACCAGGACCATATCCAAGATACTCAAAGGTATGTCCAGAAGCACGAAGAATTGAAGGTCTGCGAAGTTCTGTTGCTAATGGTTTGATCTTTTTGACCATTGAGTTTTGAGAATGTTCTGCTTTCTGTGTGCCAAGATATGCACGAATCGCAGAAATCTCGTTAGTTCCAGAACCAGTAAGAGTGCTACTTGCAACTCTCATAATTTCATTGTTAACCTGAATGAAACTACCAAGTGGGAATCTAGCAGTAGTTCCAACGCCAACAGTTCCTTGCTCAGAATATGTGGAGATTGCAAATGTAGATACACCAGCAACGGAATCTGCTGTTACATTATTGACAAGAACACCAGATTGGTTATCATAGAATGTAATACTTCTAGATCCAAGATTCTCACCATCAGGACCCGAAGAGAAATCATTAGCATTAAATCCATGCTTTAGAATACGACTTGCAGTAGAACCAACTTCATTTAAAACTGTGAAGGTTGTGATTGCAGCAGAATCTTTAACGATAAAGTCGCCAAGATTATTATCAGAATTATCTAATACTCTAAAACGATTACCAGAAACTAAACCATGAGCAGTATTAGTTGTGATAGTTGTGATACCAGCAATGGTGTCATATACGCGAGTATTTACAGATGCTGAAGGTCCAACGTTAAATACAACTTGATTCTCAAAGATCTCTGGATCTCCAGTTGTTCTTGCAATAGCAATTTCATTTCTAGAAGGAATAGAAGAAATTCTATAAAGACCATCAGTTACAGTTCCAAGTCCAGTAACTTGAAGTGCATTATTAACCGGAGATGAAATATTTGAAGTATCAACAGTAATTGATGCACCAGAATATCCTAAGAAGAATAATGAATCCCCATTAGAATATCCAGAACCAGAAGATTCTATTTCAACAGAGGAAATTGATCCACTCGATACTACAATATTTGCTGTTGCACCATTCCACGTTAGAAATGTATTTTCATTATAAAGTCTTATGTTGAAGTATGAACCATCAACGAATCCACTACCAGCATTTAATGTATTATATCCAACAATACCATTGAATCCATGATCTAATTTAGTCGTAATTGTTGCAACACCAACGGAAGATGATGTTGTTGATTGAACTTCTGGAGTAATACCAAACTTTTTAACTAAGAGATCTGATGTCTCTCTAGTAATACTCTTTTTAAGATCATTAGTCTCAACTTCGCCAAGTGGGAATCTCTTAGCAAAAGATTTAGCAGAATTGGGATTATCTTCATGATTATCACGATCTAACTGTGGATATAAATCTACAACGTTTTGCTCATATTCATGGTCCGTAAATTCCTCAGAAATTTGATTGGATGCATTCAGAACATAGAGATGAAAAATACCATCCGAAACATTCTCTTGATAAGATTGAATGGTATCTTTTCTATAAACATAGAAGTTTGTCTCTAAGTCATTTCTTTCAAATCTAGGAAGATTTGTATCTCTTGCTGTTGGACCAGAGAAAATACCAACATTATGAGTAACACCATCTCTATCCAATATTGGATATGTGAAGGTCATTCTATCGAGAATATCTTCAACAACAAAATCACCATTATAACCAGTAACACCTAAACCTGCTAGGTTAGTTGATGATTTGATATTTTTAATTAAGACCCTATCACCAGAATTTAAATTATGTGGTTGTTCAGTAATAACAGTCACTGCGCCAGCAGATGATGTGCAAGTGCTAATAAAATGATTATTTCTCTTATACTTACTATCTTGACTTGTAATTGAAGATAATGTGAACTCTGAATCTGTCAGTGCTCCTGTTGTACTAGAGTCTTGGAAAATAAATCCTTCTTGTGGATCTTTTGCACCAATGGATTCTTTTGGAATTACATAGCGAACTTTATAAATCTTTTCATCAATACTTCTATTATCAGCAATTCTCTTGAAGAACGTAACATCAGTTCTTGGTTCACCGAAACCAACTGTTCCTAAAGTATCAATTTGATTGTAAATTTCATTATTCTGATTTACATATAAGAACCAGTTATTGTTATTTGAGTCATATTGAATTGGAGATCCAATCTCACCAGAATCTCTTTCAGAAACTCTAGAAAGAATTCTTAGATTTGAACCACCATACAACTTCAATGGTAAAGAATTAGAAGCATTTGTTAACGATGATGCTATCTGAATTTGAGTAGCAGTTTGAGTTGTGATGACATAATAAGTTCTATTTGGTTCTAATCCTTCTGGAAGATCAGCATCATCACTAATAATAATTACTTTCTCACCAGTTCTTAAATTATGATTTGTATTTAAAGTTAATGTATCGTAACTAGGAGACTGTGTGATTACACTTACAGTAAATTCTTTAGATGAAGAATTTGATCCAGTTGGTGAAAGTTGTGTGGATGATACATCACTATCAGTCATCAAGATATCTGCTTCTACAATATCCTGTGATGCTCCAGCTGGCAAATCTAGATACAATTTATCATCTTTTCTTGCACCTACTCTATAACCAGAGATTAGATTTGGTGGAATATTATCCTTAGTATCAAATCCAAAGAGGTATAAATGACTAGTAATACCAACAGATGTTGTTAAACCAACATCAATCGAAATCCAATCAACATTTGTTTCTGTTGTTGGAATAGATCTTGGTGTAATTATTGATGTAATATATCCAGTATCATCTTTTACAAATGCTTCCTTCTTAAATCCATCAGCTACGAGAGATATTTGACCAAAGTTTGAGTTGGAGTTTGTGATCGATGCATCAGCACCAGATTCTGCAACAAAATGTCTATTGAAACCAATAGCAAACACGGAAACAATTTGTAGAATTGAATCATTCTTAATTGTAACGTGACCACTTAACCATCCGTTTCTATAAACTGCCTGCTGATCTAAATGATAAACAGTATCTGAATTAGTTGATGCAGAACCACTAGATAATTCGGATCCTGTTACCTTCTTAATACTAATACCATTATAAGTACGTGTGATTGGATTATACTTAACAAACGCACGATCATCCTTCTGAAGTGAGACTGCTGTGAATTGAGCCACAACCATTGAACGGAAA